TCCAAAGAATCTATGAACAAGAATTAGTTGGCTTAAAAAGTGTAGAAGTATTACAACCTGCCACTAATTTAATGAAAGTATTAGGTGGTGTAACTTTAGATTACCATGGTTTTGCCAATAAGCTTAATGATGTTGACATGAAATATTTACAAGAATTAATGAAACTCCATGCCTCTTCCAGAGCTTTACACGCCCAAGTTTTACTTCAATCCCTTCAATACACCGATTGTGATTATGAAGCTTTAACCGGAAGATACAATAGAGATTTACACAGAGTTGGCGAACACATCCACCCTGTAGTAGCTGCTCTTTTCTTACCTAAATTCCCCGTAGTAGAAAGCCACTTTTTATTTTCTAACATTGCCGGTATTGTAAAAGCTAGATACAATGGTGAAGCCTTAGAATCTCGCCCTGATTACGAATTATTCTATGCTTTAACTACTGATCCTAATGATGTAGTATGTGATTCTAAATCTACCATGTTAGATTTATTAAACAGAGCTCAACTCCAAACTCAACTCTGGAACAATGTTTTACACTTAAGAAACGGTCAATACTACAATGCTTCTTTCAAGGATTTAGTAACTGCTGTTGACATGTGCAGACTCAATAAACAAGATACACCCGACTTAGTATACGGACGCTACGATGGTGTAATTGTCAAGAGATTACTTTCTGCCTTTTCTTTCAGACCTACTGTAGTAGCCACTACTCCCCTCTTAATGAACCCTGTTTCATTCAATCCTTATGCATTTAATGTAAAACCCCAAGTAACATCTGTTCCTATGATTAACATGAGATTACCTCCCGTTTCTAGCAACAACTCTGGTCCTGTAGACTTAAACTCTGCCTTAGAACAATCCCAATTCTTCTTAGAAGGCGGTGCTATAGTACCCAAAAACACTTCTTTAATCTGGTCTCGTGGTGTATTGATTTTCTATGTTGACCGCAGAGCTACTAACATCCAATTCAACAATCAATTACAAGCATTCTCTATGTCTCAATTACCTAACCCCATTGCTGGCTTTGAAAAATTAAACACTCGCCAAATTAACTACGATAATACTATCCCTATCAGAGATGAAAAATATGAATTAAGATCAGTTGTATATTCTGATGTAAATATCAGAGATGGTAAAGAAACTGATTTAGTAATTGGTTCTTCTGCTTTAATCAGACTTCCCGCAAATCAAAAGAGCGGAAGAGGCAGTGCTAAACATTTATGCTATGATCCTTATGGACCTGTAAATTCTCGCTCAGGTTTATCTGATGCAGACACTAACCCTCCTATTACTTCAATCTCCGATGAAGATCCTAAATTAGAATTAAGTTTCCGTGGCTTAGCTGTAAATAGAGGTACTATCTTTGTATATGCTTCCGATGGTGACATTGATAAAAAACAAGAAATTGCCTGGTAAATTAAAAAATAAAATATTTTATTAATTTTTATAAAATTAATAAAAAAAAATCTTTTCATATAACATTATTATAATTTCATTAAAATTCATTAAAATTCATTAATATATTGTATCTCAAGTGCTAAAGCACTTTCGCTAGCGTTTTGTTCCAAAACTTTATTAGTTTAATCCAATAATTAATTTCATTAAAATTCATTAATATATTGTATTAGTGTAATCAAAACCCATCAACCCTGGCGACCCTTGAATATCGGATTTACTATTTTTTTGTTCCTCGTATACAAGTTTTGAAATAGGTAAAGGTTTCATGTGAATTATATTATCAATAGAAGGTAAAGTTCTTTCAATACTTTTAGTATTTATTGGTAAAGGAGGTCCTACAGGTTGTGTAGATATATCTCTTAAATAACCTACTTTTTGGTCAACATTAGAAATGACAGTAGGTAAAATTTCTCCAACAACTGTACAATTTAAATCTTTAATTTGACCAGCAATATCAAAAGGTAAATTTCTTCCATATTCAATGAAAACATATCTCATTACTATTATTAAATCTTCTTCTTTTTGAGGACAAATTTTAAATTTTTTTTTACTTACTTGATATACTCTTAGTATTAATTGTTTGTTTATTAAATCTATATTTTCTTTAGAGAAAAAATTTGATTCTAATGCTCCTATTTCATCTTGATTCATTTTTAGTTCATTTTTAATCAGTTGATTTCTTAAAGCTTTACCTTTTTTATTATCAGAAAAATATCCTACAGGAAATTCTTCAAAATTATATTTAGGATATCTTTTTCCAGACATTAAAATAAAATAGATAATATTTTTTAACCATTTTAATTTAATAAGTATAAGTTTCTATTATTGTAATACCTTCTGGTAAAACATTTTGAAAATAAGAAAATAAGGATGATGGAAATACTTCTACAGATTCTAAATTATTTGTATTTCTATTTCTTGTTACAATAATTTTTTTATTTGCATTACTTCCTTTATATAAAACCCATTCATATTCATCAAATCTATTTTGTCTTATCATTAAACTTCCTCCTAAATATGTAGGTTTTCCAAAAATACTAAAGTTTTCTCTTTCAAATTTAGTTAATAAAGTACCAACTTTATTATTGAAAAAATTACCAAATATATTAGGTATTATATCAATTATGTTTGGATTTGATTCTAAAGCTTTATATATATCATTAATTTGTTCCTTTACTTTATCATCTAAAGTATTACCTTCAAATACTTTACCATGATTTGTCATAATTTCTAATAAAGATTTGCGAATTAATTTATCAAAATCATTTTTATCTCTATTTTCCTTATATATATTTCCATAAATTTTAAATCTTTGTTCTTCACTAGGATTATAATTTTGTATATCAGCATAATTAGAATCTATCACTAACATATATCCATAATTAGGTATATAATAATCTATTCCATTTATTTTATATACCCAACAACTTTTACCAGTATTATCAGTTTGAACATCTTTAATAAATACATTGTTTTCTAAACAAAAATTATCAAAATAAATACCACTTCTTTGTAAAATAGCACAAGCATATACTAATTGAAATAAGATAGAACTCCAGATTTCTGGATTATGATATCCGGTTGATATCATTTTATCGACTGAACCGTATGATTCGTATATTTTAGTATTCCATTTTATAATATTTGTATTAGGTGCTTCTGTTAAAGCTATTAAAACTTTATCATCAGTTTTAGTTAAATCTGCTAATTCTACTTCACTTATTTCTTTTTTAACTTCAATAACATCTGATTTTAATCCATTTAATTGGTCTGCTAGTTTTAAAATATAATCTTTGTTTGTTATTTCATAATCTTTAACCATTCTTTGTTTAATCATATCATACCTTTTTACTCCTGGAAATGTAGGATAGGCTATGTCTTCTAATGTTAATTTATATCTATTATTTATTTTTTTATTATTTTCTATTTGATTTTGAAATTGTACAGGCTCTTTTTCTCTTTTTATAATATCTATTTTATCAAAACCAATTTTAGATTCAGCATCAAATACATATAATAATATATTTATAAAATTTGGTGATGTTTTATGTGTTATTATACTATTTACCCATTCATAATAATTTACATCTCTCCAAACATCAAAATTTTCACAATTTAAATCTTTTGTATTTTTACATCTAGCTGCACCAATAGATAGTTGATAAATTCTTATATTAATAGCTACTGATGTAGGAGTTGCTTTTAAAGCTCTATCATCTTTATTATATCTTATGGGATAAGCACTTCTAAATAATAAAAATCCATTTGGCATATCATCATATGGATTGCCCTTTAATCTATATGGATTTATATCATAAATTTTTATCCAAGATAATAATGATTTTTTACTTCCTTGAATTGTAAAATGTTCTCCATCGTATTTATCTAATACACTATTTCTTAGGAATTTTTTAATTACTTCTCTTTCTTTTAAAGTTAAAAAAGAATATACAGTTTTATCACTTGGTAATACATCTTCATAAATTTTGTTAATATAAGAATGATTTCCTAAAGGATCGCTTAAAGAAATATTATAAATTTTATTTATTGGAGGAACCATTGGTACAAGATTATAAGGATACATCTTGTTTATCATTGAACCATTTGGATCATACAATGGAATAAATCCTGGAGGCACCTCTTGAGGTTCTCCTTTTACATTATCCATCTTTACGGTTGAATCAAATTTTTCTTCATATGGTTTTGGAGGGGCGTCACCTTCCGGTCTAGGCTTATAAGGTGGTCTATCACCTTCCGGTCTAGGTTTATAAGGTGGTCTATC